GCAGGTATCTGGTGTGGTATCTGCGGTGAATTGGGCGCTGATCAGGCACTGACAAAGGATTTCCTGGCGATGGGTGTCGATGAGCTTTCAGTTTCAGCAGGCAAAGTGCTGGCTGTGAGAAAGGTGATTCGTGAGACGAGAGTGTCTTAGGGGCTTGCTGGCTAGTTTGCTTGATTGCTGCGGCGTTGGTGATGGCAGCATCAATGCATCGGCGAGATCTGGCAGCTTTGGCGATTTCGCATGAGGAAATTCAGTCGCTAATGTATAAAATATAGTGTGGAATTGTCGTCTTCCTATAAGAAACATTTTTTATGTTGACTGATAGGTAGTTTTGGCAGGTAAATTGAATACTTAGAGTTGAAAAGCCTATAAGATTGTTTTGCTTGAACATCTTATAGGCTTTTTTGATGCAGTATTGGCTTGAATATGATGATTTGATGGGGAAATTACCCATAAGAAGTTGTAAAATGCGACTATTGATAGGTATCAGGTGTTAGATTGTATTATATTTGTGTGACAGAATATAGATGATTAGTATATTGAGAACTGAGCATGGATAGAACTCTAAGGAGATATTCGCTTATTATATTGCTTATTCCCTTAAAAATAGGAGAGATTTAAGGGAATAGAATTGATATGTTATTTCATATAATAAAGCGTCTGAAAATATAAAAAATATTATAAAAGGATTTTTGTCGGGATATGAAGATTATACAATTATTTACATGTAATTGGGGGTTGAATATTAAGAGTAGCGCTCTAGTCAATTGACTAGGGCGCTTTTTTCTTACATTCACCTGCATCATCACAATCATTTTTCGCGAAATTTACATGGCCTTTTATGAAAATCAAATTTTTTGTAAAAACCATTTGACTGCTCCGTTGGAGCAGTCATAGGTTAAAGGAGGGCCTATGAGGAATGATTTAATGACACTTAAAGAGCGCATAGAGGAATATTGCAAATATGCCAAAATACGAATTTCGGCATTTGAACGTCGTGCAGGTCTATCAAATGGCTATTTTAATCAAGTAAAAAAGGAGCCGAGCCCATCTAAATTATCTCAGATAGAAGAGGCATTTCCTGATTTAAATACGGATTGGATGTTGACTGAAAAAGGGTCAATGCTTAAAAATACCGACCAACCTGTCAGTCAAGGAGGAGAAGACGCAACACTTTCGGAAGCTGACTTAAATAATTCAAACACTATGAAGAAGTATTTAGACCAAGTCCTTCGACAAAACGAGGAGCTAATTCGGCAAAATGGGGTACTACTTGATCTATTCCGAGAAGAGAGGGCTAAAAACAAGGGCGAAGTCGCCCTAAAAAAAGAGGGCTAAAGGTGTTCTAATTAGACTAATGCCTACCGGAGGAGAGCTGGAGCCGTACGCCAAAGCACACACATAATAGCACTAAACAAAAATGCCCCTCTCCGAGTATCCGGGGGGGGGTAAATTGTATAAACCAAAAATTAAACACCATGAAGAAACTTTTACTTACATTCATCATCATTTTAATATCTGGGATAACCTTTGCGCAAGACCGAGATTCTGTAAAATACAAATCGTACGACATCGAAAAAGCTGTATCTATTATCAAGTCAAGCCCGTACGCTCCTGGTCTTATTACCACTTATAAAGGCCGTCGAGTATATTTTGATTATAAATCAGACCAATATATATTGGAAGAGCACTTCGCAAGAAGATACGGCCCGGGTATGGTAAAAGCGATGGATGAACTATATATAAAACAACGCGAAGAATATCAGAGAAAAATAGAGATGCAAAAGACTTTAGAATGTCAACGCCCAACATTTAAGCCGGACCAAGGCATAGATGATGAGGGCAAAAAATATAAGCTCAAATTAAAGCCTCGGAACCTCGTAATAGGGACATCCGTCATTGGTGCATCTGCTGCAGTATATATGCTGACCAGTTCTGCGGTCAGTACAAGGTCTAAAGGGCTGGCAGAAGAACTTGCAAATCACGATATTGATTCAGATGAATATGCAAAAGAAATAGAGTCTTTGGATAAGACGAAGCGTACCGTCGGGTTCATCTGCGCCGGAACATCTCTCGCAGGAGTAATCGTTGTGTTAACGGGAATATATAGAGATTACGACAACGGAATAAATCTTGGTCATAATTTCACGGTTTCGGACTACGGCGCAGGAATCAGTCTGACAAAAAGGTTCTAACCCACCCTCCCAACTCCCGGGCCACGAGCTCGGGGATTTTTTATACATATTGAACAATAAACCGCTTTAAAGTTGGTTTTCTCCCCGAGAAAAACACGGACATTTTGAACAATCTATCCCATTAAAACCCGGGCTATTCGCATCGGGTTTACGGTGGGGATCAAGACTTCGCATCGGGTTTACGGTGGATGCATAGGCCTTCCTCCACGAACTGTGCGGCGGTCATCCGGCGGGATTTCAGAAACGCGCGCAACTCGTCTCGCAATTCCGGGGGGAGGCGCAAGCTTACAGTGACCGACGGCGCACTGCCTTTACATTTGCGTCCAGCGCCCGGGCGCGCACCGCCCCGTTTTGATGCATCCTTATTCATGTTGTGTGATTTTTTGAAGCAAGGCAACGGAATCGCGGGCCGACTGAATCGCGCTTGTAAATCGTTCCGTGGCCGCTTCACCGTTCATATCGACCATACGTGACCGTTGCGACTTTGCCATCCGCAGGATGTCGTCAAGAGCGGCTATCTGATCGTCATACGGCTGGCCGTCCCGTCGAACGGCTGATTCTTCGCCGTGTATGTAGGCTTTGAAAGCCTTCTTCATCAACGGCCGAAGTCTGTTGATATGCGCAACAGGCTCATGCAACATTCGCACGACCTCCAGCACGCACAATACATTTCCAATGATGGCAAAATAGTATCGGTTATCTATTTGCGATTCGGATAGACAGGCGATGCTCTGCTCGAACTCTGCACGGCGTGATTTGGGAAGTTTGTATACTCTGGCGATGAACCCGACCTCCCGATCGGTGCAGACGATGAAGTCGTCGGAAAAACGGGACGATTCCGAACGGCGACTTCTATCGATAATAAATGCGGGGTACTCTTTCATATTGAGCTATTTTGTAATTTCGCCACGAAGGCATTTGCCGCCTATGCAAACGACGGCGGATCCTTTACCGATGAACCGTTCGAGTTGCCGGCGCAGCTCATCGACATTAAGCGTCTTTTTCCCAATCTTAACCAGCCGGTCATCGGCCCTGTATGCATATACGCGCGACGAGAAGAAGATGTCCGTATTGATAAGCATATCACCTTTCGCGTTGGAGGCGTATTTACCGGCATCAGACAGTTTAATGGAGGAGATAGTTTCACCGGCTTCGGCTCGGTTCAGAAGCGAACGAATGGAAATAAATTGATTGTCGTCCATGTTTTCAAAATATTCGTTATTATGTGCCGTATTTTCAACAGCCTCTTCAGATTCGACCATAGCGATGAATTCAGCATCGGCTGTGTGCAGCTCATCGACTTTGTCCGTCGAAATCTTATTCGCCGCGAAAGCGATGCACCAACGCTGTTTTTCGGATAACGTGATAGCCTTGCCGACATTTATTGATTCGAGAACACGATTGCAGATGTCTACGACGAATCCTTCGCCATTCTTGGCGACGAGCTCGAGAACGATCATGGCTTCGTCCGAATATTCGAATTCGCCCATGCCGACGTAGTCGCCGTCTACCATGTTGAAGATGTTGATAGCCTTGCCCGATTCAATGGCTCCTTTGACGCGATCGTAAGAATTGATAAAGTTTTTCATAGTTGCCGCTTATGGCCCGTCGGCCTTGTTTAGTTGTTTTGGTATTGCAAATATAAGCATTTAATTTGAATATGCAAAACATTTTTTCAAAAAATCTGAAAATTTTTCGTCAAACTATTGCACAATGTGCCGAGGGTTCGCTCCTTTGCATCGTAAGCCTGTGATGAAGCAGGCCACGGACAAGAAAAGCGGCAATAACCGCGAATCTTAACGACGAAAGGACACGTTGTTGGTAGTAGGTTTCCTGGGAACGAGGGTCTGTGGCTATTCATCCGGCCGCAGACCCTTTTTCTATGGCAAAGAGAACGGAAGGACCCAATAAGACACTCGACAGCAAGCCCGCCCGCAAAGTGGGCCGCCCTCGTGCATATACCCCCGAAGCTCTTGAAGTCAAGTTCGAGGAGTATGCAAAATGGGTGAAAGCGAATCCACGATACAGCAACAAGGTATTGGCCGACGGCTCTGTTATTCCCGTACCTTACGAACGACCGCTGACACTTGTAGGATTCTGCGTGTTCGCGGAGATTGTAGAGAATACTTTCCGGGAATACGAAAAGCAGGATGAATTTTTGAGCGTGTGTGCACGCGTGCGCGCGCGAATCGAATCCGATCAGTTGGAGGGCGCTATGTGTGAGCAGTATAACCCGACAATTGCATCGCGCGTTCTGCATCTTGCCGACCGCCAGGATGTGACAACCAACGGCAAGGCGATAACGGCCGCAACACAGCCTATTTCCGTGGTCCTCGATCCCGAAGCTGCCAAGATCATTCAGTCCATCGGCAAAATGACAGTGAAGGAATGACGCCCGATCCCGTAACATACAGAGGCAAGACCTACAAAGTCAAGATGTACCTCTACCAGCTATACGCCGGGAGCGGCGCCGTCGTCCGTATCTTCGACGAAGGAAGCTCCCGATCCGGAAAAACTTTCGACACGGCAGACTTTCTGTATGACATCTGCGCATCATCGTCCGTACCTCTTAAAATATACTGTTATCGGGCCACGCTTCAAGATTGCAAGGAAAAGACGCTGGACGACTTCCGCAAGAAGCTGCAATTACGCGGCGCATACGATCCCGATTGTATGCGTGGCGAAAACATTCTCCCCGAATATCGCATCAAGGATAGCGTGATTCGTTTCCGGGGTCTCGACAAAATGGATGTCAAAGAGGGCCACGACTGCGACATCGTATATTTCAACGAGATGCTCGACGGTGTAAGCCGTGCGCAATTCGACAATATCACCATGCGTTGCACGCGGATGGTCATTGGCGACTGGAACCCAAAATACACGGAGCATTGGGCGTTCCATATGGAGGGCGCTCCGGATACTATTTTCACGCACACGACGTACAAGGATAATCCCTTCTGCCCGGCGGGGGTTCGCCGCACAATCGAGGGATACGAACCCACTCCCGAGAATATCGCCGCCGGAACTGCCGACGAATGGCGCTGGAAAGTGTACGGCCTCGGAGTACGTGCCGCGCAGGAGGGGCTGATATTCCCCGACATCGACTGGATCGACGAATTCCCCGAAGACATCGAACGCGTTGTATTGGGCCTCGACTTCGGATTCACAGCAGACCCCACGGCCTGCGTACGTGTCGGATTCCGCGCCCCGAACCATCTTTATTTGCAGGAGCTGATATATCAGCCTATCGACGACACTTCGAAATTATATGCAGCGCTTTCGCCGCACTTCTCAAACGGAGTATCCCGATGTTATGCAGATAGCGCCGACAAATATGCCAAATCCCCCGAAAGCATGATAACCGCAATGCGCATTAAAGGGCTTACGGTCATCCCCGTGCGGAAATACCCGGGGTCTGTCATGGACGGCATCACGTCCATGAAAGGATGCAAGATACATTGCGTGCGTTCGCGCAACATGCAGATAGAAGCAAACTCGTACGTGTGGGAGACGGTGAACGGCATCGCCATAAACTACCCGCACGACGAATTCAACCATCTATGGGACGCTGCCAGATATGCCGTTCAGTCTGAATTCAAGAATCTTATTCAAATAGCTGCATAATGAATCTATTCGGCTACGAAATACGCAGGAAAAGCAATAATACAGCCTCAAATTTGCCGGCATCGACATTGAGCTACATCGGCGTACCTCCGGTATTTCAGGGATCAACTGAAACCGTGGGGACGATCGACACCAGGGGCAAAGCGGGACAAGCCAAAGCATACGCACTTTGCTCGCCGCTGATGTCTGTAATCTCGAAGAAATGCGCGGCAATTAAGAATCTACGTCTTGCAGCCACCACGGAAGATGGTGAAGACCTCGAACGACCGGACGCCGTGCGGACCATGTCGCATCCTAATAGCGTGCAGGGCATCGCGGACTTCGTGGCACACATCGAGGCCATGACGCAGATTTTCGGCAAAGCCTATATCGTACGCATGGAATCGGTGGGGCTTCCGGGAGCTTTCGAGCTGTTCGTTGTCCCCAATCTTTGCGTCACGGAAAATGCCGCAATATCTCCGGCGTTATCGTTCATGCCCGATGCGGATATCGTGGATTACACGGTGATCATTTGCGGGTCTTCGATGAAGATAGCCAAAGAAGATATGTTCATCGTTAGAGATGCCTCTTATGATCTCAATGCTTGCGGCGGCAACATCTCCCGAATGGTATCATTACAGGAGCCGGTGAATACTTTCGTAGCATCCTACGAAGCTGTGCATGAACTGATGATCAACCGCGGTATGCTGGCTATTATCTCGCTGACATCCGGAAGCGGCGATATTATTCGAGATGCTCGGCTGCCGGAAACAGAGTCGGAGAAGAATAACATACAACAGGCATTCAGAAAGTACGGCATCCGGGCCGATCAATTCAAATACGCTATCACGTCCATGAAAGCTGCCGTAAGTCCGGTATCGTCAACGATTACCGATCTGGGACTGACAGACGTGCAGAAAGCCTGCAAGAAGGAAATCGCGGACATCTACCAAGTGCCGAGCGTGCTGCTCGACGTAGAGGGTTCAACGTACGCCAACGCCAAAGAAGCGAAAACGATATTATATAACGACGCGATAATCCCCGAGGCAAATAATATATTCTCCGTGCTCAACAGGATATATGGCTTTGAGGATTTCAAGGTTATGCCCTACTACGATCATCTTGAGTTATTCCAAGAATCTAAGCGCGAACAGGCGGCGGGCATGACCAATCTCGTAAATGCCTTGAATAACGCCGTGTCCGGAGGTCTGATGACTACGGAGCAGGCTAAAACAGAACTTTTGAAATATATCGTATAACATGAACTTATCTCAGCAAATAGAAGCGCGCCGGGCGGCAATGGGCAACACTTGCCGCAAAGAGTTCGCCGTGACAAAAGCGGACATTGCGAACGAGGACGAGCATATTATCCTCGTGAAGTTCGCCAATTTCGGCAACAAGGACAGCGCGGGCGATATTCTTATCAAAGGATGCTTCGCCAAGTCCATTAACGACAGGGGCCCGGGATCGGCCACAAACCGCAAAATCGCGTTCGTATGGCAACATGATTTCGCCGACCCTATCGGCCGGATACTGTCTATCGAAGAGCGTGAAGACGGTGCATATGCAGAAGTTAAGCTGAGCAACTTCGACGCGGTGCCGAATGCAAAGCGCGCGTGGTTCCAGCTCAAAGACGGCGATATTAATCAGTTCTCGTTCGGATTCAATTACGTATGGGACAAAATGGAATATGACGAAGCCCTCGACGCGTTCATCGTTAAGGAAGTCGTGTTGCATGAAATATCCGTCGTTACTGCCGGAGCCAACGAGGAAACGGCATTCGTCGGTGCTGTGAAGAGTTTACCGGACGCCATCAAGGTTATGAGCGATGCTCTCAATGCGGCGTCATTGGAGGAGAAAATGAAGATCAAAAAGCAAATCATCGAGACATTGAACGCAGCCGAGCCGGAGAAACCACTCACTGAAAATATGTTCGGGAAAATAGGTTCACATATCAATTAACCAAAAAAACACAAAGAAGAATGGAGATTAAATCATTTGTGCTTCCCGCTGGCGTAGAGTTCAGCGAGGATGAGAAAAAAGGCCTGAACGCGCTCGGAGATTATATCAAAGGGCAGTTCGAGGAGATGGCCGCAGGCATCAAGTCACAGAACGAGATCGTCGAGGCTGTCAAGGAGGAGTTCGGGAAACTCGGGCTGTCGCCGGCGAAGATCGAAAAACTGGAGGGCGCGCTTAAAGCTCAAGGCGTCGAGATCGCCACGATGAAGAAAGGCGCTCCCAAGCAGGAGGGACACAAAACGCTGGTCGCCGCTATGGAAGAGGTGCTGAA